CCCGTAGAAACTTAAATCCCAGAAACTTTAGAAGTTTTAGATGAGCGGTATTCCGTTTATCTACAATGTTCCAAAGGATTTTATCTTCTCTGCTATCAAGCCATTTCTTTGCTTGTCTGGCAAATAGAATGGGTGCAGTATGAATGACATTAGTGCATAACATCCATATTTTACCGTCTTCTTGTACTCCAGCAAGTCCGGCAATCCTGCCGTCTGCGTCAGAAAAATAAACGGTTTCACCATTGACAGCTACTAATGGTATGTGGAGAAGTGGGAAATGACCGTGGCCTTCAAACACTTCTCTGTAATCATCATCTCGAAGATTAGAAGCTACATGAACTGCAGCTTCCATTGTAATTGGGTGAATGTATTTAGACACGTGAATAGTATTTAGGTGAGTAATCACCTTCCCAGTTCATTGAGTGTATAGTGGCAGGTGATGGGTGATTAGATTTAATTTCTACTGTTAAGTTTATATTTCTATCATAGACTGGTATCGTATGTAAATAGTTTTTAGCAATAGCAGGTGTACTAGCTAATATATTATCCCATTCCAGTGACTCAACTGTATATGTATAATCATCTCTACCCTTACGTTTTAATGTAACATCTATAACACCTACAGCTCCAAAGTCAAAGTTCATCCTATGTACAACAAGAGATCCACGTGTTTCGGAAGCCATTTTCTGCCCATCTGATCTCATCATGTATATAGTAGGTAGCTCAACTTTAAATTCGTACTCATATCCTATTACAACATCAGTGTTAACTGAAACATTAGAAGATCCAGCTTCTGTAGAAGTCTTCCAATTACCAGGTAAGGTAACTGTTTGGTTAGGTGTAGTACCTGTTATCTTAGCAGCAGGTATATCATAGCTCTTACCTAATGCATCACTAGATGTTATACAGTATGCTGTAAGTGTATTTGAGCTATAGTATCCTTCACCTAAAGTAAATGTTGTTACATCAGTTTGATCATTATAAGTTAAGTCTGCAGAAGCAATGGTTTTCTTAGTATCTAAATGTACCCTATTAGCATCAGGATCAGAACCTATCATTAATGTATCTGCTTTGATTTTTAGGTCAAATTTTTCAAGGGTATATGTAGAACCTGTATTTAGAACTGCATAATATACGTCATCAATAACCGTATGATACACTAAATTATTTGGTAAGGTCCATCTAAACCAGGCTGATTGAGCTCTACGTCCTCTTTCACCTTCATAGTATTTATAACCCCAAACCTCATTAGAAGCTGTATGTAATGTACTATCTACACCAAATAATACTATATTATTCTCCACTGAACCAGTTATCATACTGGTATTAACAGGGAATAAATCAAATATACCCTTACTTTGTTCAGCTATGATAGGCTCTTCTCTTTGAGACACAGCTGCCATTTCAAAGAAACGGGTATGTTTAGCTGTACTATTTAAGAATCCTATCGTAGTACCTAATTCAATAGGGTTAGTATCTGGGTTGAAAGCGTGTGATGATACATAACTTATCTTTGCAGTCTCAGGGGTTAAGAGAGCTTCAGCACCTGAACTTAATAAGAATTGTTCACTAGCACTGAACATAACTAAACCACCAGCCTGTTCAATAGCATCATATAATTTGGTTGGATATGTAGAACTAGACTGTAAATCAATTGGATCTCGATTGGAAATTGCCATTGCAGTTTTGTTCCAAAAGTTATAAAAGTCATTAGGTCTAGATAAGATAACATTTTCACCACTTAACAGGCATATCCTATTACGGAAAAACACCATCTTCTGAATATAATTACTTTTCCCTGAACCATCGTTAGGACTTATAAACGAAGGTTCTGAATTTGTAATGTCATCACCACAGTCTCGTTTACCCCAATCAGGATAAGAGAATCTAAAGGCTCCATTTGCATAATGTGCAGCAGGTCCGCCATTTATAGAGAAATAAGTATTAGAGTCACCACTTGTACTTGGGAGTACCCTAGTAAGGGCTAGAGGCATCGTAGCACTATCTATTTCTATAGCTAAACCAGGCTCTACTACCTCTTCCCACACGCCTTCTCCGAAGCGAGCTGGAGTGACATTGCACGGTTTAGCATCAGGGATGCTTCCAGAGGAACCACTAACAACTTGGAATGTATCATTAGTTTTATTGATAACGGTATAGAACCCATCTTTTCCATCACCTTCAGTAGCATCAAATATGATTTGATCTTGATTTTCAAGGCCATGACCAGTAATGGTTATAGTTATTGTTGAACCTGATCTAGTGTAGGTACCAAACTGAGTTATCTCGTCAGGTATGCCTACGACATTAAACCTAAGAAAGTAATCATCTTGATCCTCTTCACTATTTACAACACGTACTACATAACCATGACGACATGTAGAAGGAAGATCATCAATAGTATTTACTTCAGTTGTAGTGACAGTCAGTAATGTTTTTTCAGGTGTTGTTATACCAAATTTGTCATCACTATATAAATGTAAACCGTTACCAACCCTAGTACATGTAATACCTGTAGCACTTATAGCATCTAATGCAGTTTTCATTCCTCCTAATATACCATCTGCTGATACATGTTCTTCAGCGTTAGAAGATGTAGCTGGTGGACGTACCATTGCTATATTACATCTAGAAGTTATTGTTACATGATTAGTAACCTTTACAGTAGTAGTAAGTCCCTTTTCAGATGTATGTTGATGCGTGTCTCCTGTTGTCCATCCTTCTCCACCAAATTGTAATTTAGCATATGTTTGATATGTGTCATGATACCTATCTATAGGTTCAGTATCAGAATGATCGTCATCAGGTTGAGGTGTACATCTAGCATCCATCTCATACCTAAGATTAGTTTTACCACCTGCACCAGCATTAGGAGGTGATGTACCGTGGATAGATGTACCTGTATTAACTGTTACATATTCTCTACCTGCTCCATCACAGTCTCCATTACCTGGCTGGTTATTTCCTGTAGAACTTGTACCATCAAGAGATACATCTTCATCAGCTGCTATTGAAGTAGCACGTGGATAAGTAACTGTTGTGTTATTGGTAGGGTCATATATATCTAACGCATACTGTTTACCATATGCTACACTATCAAGTTGTATGAAAGCTTCAAATGGTTGAGTAGGAGATAAAAAATTTGGATCTCTCTTCATATCAACTTTCTTACGTCTATTAACAAAGAAGGTTGTTTCGTTAATTGTTAATACCTGTATATCTGAAGACTTCTCATCTGATAATGAAATGTTATCTAAGTATGTAGCTTTATTTGTTCCAGCAATATTTGCATAATCCACGGGTATCTCAACACCATCACTACATCTCCATATCTTAAGCGTCCCATCACCTCCAACTTGTCCGATATAGGATTCATCATCTTTTGTGTAAATAGTAAACCATTTTGTATGTGATTCGGTGCCAGGTGATATTTTCTTTATTAGATGACTCCCAGGACGTTTCGTTAATTGCTCCAGAACATCAGGTACACCATTAACAAGATCATTTACTTGACCTGGGTATTTCTTTTCATCTGGTTGTTGACTTATACCTAACACATAGTTCGATATTTTTTGGGTAACACTAGACATTATCTTCTAAGCATTTGATAAGGTTTATAAGGTTGATAAGCTGACTCATCAGGCCAACCAAAGTATGAATGATCCCCTTGATTACATTCATATTCCATACATGCAGCTCTTGATTGGAACTCATATGTTGATAACATCTGTTGTAGTTGAGCATTAGATACTAACTGTACAGCAGCTCTACCTGATGCTTTGTAGATTATATATCTTTGGAAGCAAGTAGGGATATCCTCAAAGTTGAGTAACCTCACCTTGTTAACATAGAAGTAATCATCATCTGGATATTCAAATGTATGATTTACTCTATCATATAATTTCCAAATACCATCAACAGTATCTTTTCGTCGTACAAAGTCACGGGTTCTATCCCACTCATCTGTATTATCTATACGAATAACATCATCTTCAATTATAATTTTATTATCAGTAGAACTGACAGGTTCTTTTATATGGTATTCAAGATTAAAAGTCCAACCCTCATTCTGGACATCTTGATTACATTCTTTCAATATATTATATATGAAAGATATTTCAGGGTTATTAAAATCTAAACCAGAGATAGGGGATTGACCAATACTACCAAGAATTGCATTCACAGCGGATAGTTCGGTATCGATGGTTACAGTCGTGGTAGTCATAGTTAATATTTATAAATAAAAAAAAGGGAGACCGAAGCCTCCCCATTGGTTTAAACGTTTTGTGGTCCTGTAACAGCACAAGTGTCAAGGACACCTGAACCTCCTACAGTAGCATATGCAAGACGTAAGTTTTTAGTTGTGGATGCAACAGCTGATGCGTTGCCTGATCCACTTGTATCAGAAGGAGAAGTACGAGTTTGTGTACCTTTACATACACCGTATTCTCCAACTGCGGTTGGTACTGCCATAATATTTAGTTAGTTAAGAAACTGTACCTATGTTAGCAGGGCTCAAATGCTTCCTACCATACTCCAAAGGAGTTGGTGGGTTCTTAGTGACTGATTGATCGACTTGACCAATGCCACTAAGACTTGCACCGTTCCCTTTAACTCTAGTTATAGTTGTAGATGTTCC